GAGTATTCAGGGTAAGGGGAGGGGAGATCAGGGTACCCATTATCCCCCCGCTATAGCCCCCTATAGAGAGGTTGATTAGGGTGTGAGGAATCGGTGAGGAATCCTCCCCTCTCCGGTAGGCACACCTTCACACACCGACCAAGGATCACCCAGGACGGATCGGCATACAGGCCACCTGTCAAGGGGAACCTAAGGGGGCGGTTGAGGGGCGGTTGAGGGGGTCAAGCCCTGAGCCGTATATTTCCCGAAAAATCTCTCAGACCAACCTCGAACACAATGTACCGCGCACCCCCCCTCGGGTGCCTGTCGCGCCCGGTATCACGCGCACGATAAACGCGCGTACCTATTCCCGCGCATGGGCACATCACGCGCCCTTTGCCGATCCGCGCATGGGCACGCATCGCGCCCGGTTTGCCACTCCCTTTGCCACCATAGGCCAGCCACGATAGGGCCCGCCTAGCCTCACAACGGATATGCAATCCCATGCGCCATTAGGGCAGGGCAGGGGCAGCTCATCGTTTTGGGATAGGTAAGCATTGCTGTCCTATTATGGGGACTCAATGGGGACGCAATGGGCTAGGAATTGCGTCCTAGTGCTGCTTAATGTTTTTCGATTTATTAGCAGTCGCTAATATCACCCGGTGCCGACCTGGTGGCGCTCACTAGGGGCCAGTCGAGGCGCTCACTAGGGGCCAGCGAAGCGAGCACGCTAGGAACCGCACGAATGGGCCATTCCGTTGCGATATGGCGAACCATTGCGCCCATAGCAGACAATTCATCAATTCAGCCAATGGCTTAGGCTTAGGTCGGGTCGGGGTCGATCCATTCGAGCACCGTCGGCCTATTGTTTTTGCCCTAGGACGTCGATTTTATTCCCTCAATCAATCCAATGGCTTAGGCCTGATTTGATGCCTCTGGGCAGCGATTGCCCTCAAAAATCGTTTGCACGGGCGGCACGATTGGCCGACAACCCAAACAACGGAAGTGGTTCCGGGGGACGCGGTTCGCACCCCACAAGGTTCCACCCCAGACTAAAGCCTAAGCCTACCGACTATCGGCACCTGTCTGGCCTTGGCCTTTCGCCGCGTTCTTTGAAAATTGAATAGGACTATGCACAAGCAATCCGGCCTTCGGGCTGAATTGCAAGGGGTCGGCCAGTGTTAGCACTGCCAAGGCCTCTAGAGATGCAAGCCGAAAGCGACAACAACTAACTCGGTTCCAGCCAAGCCAAGGCGCGGCAAACGGAACAAGGTTAGGGGTCGTGAGTAGCCTCTAGAGGATAGGCAAGGCGCATGAAATGGTCTGACCTAGTGCCAATACAACGAAAGCAAAACGCAAGCCGCTAGGGCACATGCTCTGGCGGTTTTCTTGTGCTTTCCGCACTAAACCAACGGGGTTCCCAATGGAAAAGATTGCAAACGGCGCTGTCATCTATCGCGGCCCGTCGATGCTTGATGGTTCGCCTATCGTGGTCGTGGCGACTGGCCTTGCTGGCAAGTCACGGAACGAAAAGACTGGTTCACTGGTTCAAACGTGGATCATACGGGATGACATGACGCCACAAGCGGCGGTCAAATCCGGTGCCGACGCTTCGATCTGCGGCGACTGTCCGCATCGCGGCACAATCGAAGATGGTCGGAACGTCGGACGGTCCTGCTATGTCACCGTGCATCAGGCTCCCTTGTCGGTCTTCAAGGCCTTCCATCGGGGCATCTATCTCACGGTGGGACGCGCCGAATTGGCCGCGCTTGGTCGTGGTCGCAAGGTTCGCCTTGGTTCCTACGGGGACCCTGCGGCGGTCCCTCTGTGGGTCTGGTCTGACCTGATGTCAGAGGCTGACGCGGGAACCGGATACACCCACCAGTGGCGTAGGTTCCCAGAGCTTGCCCAGTGGTGCATGGCCTCATGTGACAGCGCCACGGATCGCTTTCACGCAAAGGTCCTCGGGTTCCGCACGTTCCGGGTTCGGGGAGAAGACGACGCAACGGCTAAGGGCGAAGTGATCTGCCCTGCCAGTGCCGAAGCCGGGAAAAAGACGGTCTGCGCTTCGTGCCTTGCCTGTGGTGGGACAAGCGCCAAAGCACGGGCTGACATCGTGATCGTGGCTCACGGTGGGGCAGGGGTTCGGGCGAATTACCGCGCTCGGATCGTTGCACCCTCGCCATCTATCGCGGCCTAGAAAGCAAATCGAATGGGCCTCACGGGGAAACCTGTGGGACCCATTCATGTGCCTTCCAAGCAACGCCAAAGGGGTTCCTAATGGCCACTAAGATCGCCTTCAACTGCGCCAAAGACATTCGCGGCACTCGCCTCTTTTCGGGGATGCGGGATACTGTTCGCCAGAAGTCATACAACTGGGAGTTTAGGAACCTTCGTGGCAAGGCCTTCGATGGAACCTTTACCGACAAGGATGCTGCCAAGGGCTTCGCGCGGCTTTGCATGAAGGTCGGGCTTAGGCGGCTCGAGGCTCGGTTGATCCTTGGCAATGCCAGTGAGGCTGGCACCGCAAAGGCCTTCATAGCTCGCAAGCGGGCTGAGTACAGGGCTCACTTCACGAAGGAAAATCGCCGCACCTGTCACGCTGGCACCAATGGCGCGTATTTCGCTTGCTGGGGATGGACCAAGGTCATCATAGCGCACGAGATAGCGCACTTCGTGGACATCTGCGAAGCCGAATATCTCCACAACAAGAGACCGGGACACGGGGCCGATTGGCTTGGCTGGTTCTCGTTCCTCCTCGTCGATGTTGTCGGCGCTCCCTTCGAACACTTGCACCAGACCCAGACCCTCGCCGGTCTTCGGGCTCACGCAAGGTGAACCAAGCCAGCCTGTCGGGGAAACCTGACGGGCTCACTTGCTTCATCTGAAAACCTGGAGGATCGAACATGGCCCCACTCAAGGGCGAGATCACGAAGCTGCGCGACCAGTACCAGACCACGATTGACCGGCTTCGCGCCCTCGACGTGGCCAATGACGCCGTCATCGCGGAGCTTCGGCGTGACCTCGAAGGCATGACGTGGGATCGTGACAAGGCTGTCCGCCGTGCATGGGCCTTGGACGTGGCCGCTCGGGACTACCTATTGGCCTGTGATGTTGGCCCCAACAGCGGTCATGAGGATCGCGACCTTACCGCTCTGGCCGATGCGGTGTTCGGATGAGCGCCCCAGGAATTATTGCCTTGGGCCTCTGCCTTATGGCCTTCGGGCTTGCCCTCCTCCTCCTGTCTCAGGTGGCAGCATGAGCCACCGCCGCAAGCCCCCGATCAGCCCAGAACATGCCCTTGAACGGGTCACCCTCGGGTTCGTCCTGTTCTGCGCCGCTGGCCTCTGCCTCTACGCGGTGGGGGTGCACCTGTGATCTGGGAAGTTGTCGTCGCCCTCCAGCAGGGTGGGTCGATGCCCGTCCGCATCTTCGCAACGAACAAGGCCGACGCTGAGTACCGCGCCGCCTTCAAGGTCGAGGATCACCACAGCCTCGTCGTCTCCCACGTCATCTCAACCAAGAGGGTGAAACTGTAATGGCCATCTGGAAGCACGATTGCCTCGAATGTCGCTACCTCGGGTCGCTCGTCCGCTCGGACGTGCCACCTGTGGACTTCTATGTCCACGACATGCCCTTCAAGGGCTCCACCCTGATCGCTCGGATGAGCGACGAGGGGCCAGACTATGTGTCGGCTGATGCTGACCTTGCGCCGCACCACATCGGGCCGCTCCTGAGCATCGCCCACACCCTCGCCTGTATGTGATCCAGCTTGGGGCTCTCGACCATCACGGTCGGGGGCTCCTGACGGGCTCATTTTGCCTGAACCCTTACACAGGAGGTGACTAATGCGCGTCTTCATCGGTGGCGAAACTAGCGGGGTTCTTCGTCGGGCCTTCCGCGCTATGGGCCACGATGCGTGGTCCTGTGACGTGCTGCCCGCAGAGGACAGCTTCGCTCACCACATCGTCGGGGACATGTTCGACGGGCTCGACCAGATGCGTCGGCTCGACGGCTGGGTGCCCGATCTGGCCATCTTCCACCCGACCTGCACGATGCACACGCTGGCCGGTGCATGGGCCTTCAAGGACCCTGACTTCGACCGCTATCCGGGGGTCGGATACCACCAGAAGGTCGGCCCAGGAACGCTCGTCGGAGGGGCGCGAAGGGTCGCAAGGCTCAAGGCAGAGGCAGAGGTCGAGCGCATCAAGGCCCTGCCGATCCGGGTCAAGGTGATCGAGAACCCACGCGGGACGCTCCCGACGCGCACCAGCCTCGGAAAGCCAATCGACGTGGTCCAGCCCTATGAGTTTGGGGACGATGCGAGCAAGGCCACCTGCCTGTGGGCCTTCGACTATTACGGCAAGCGCCTCCCGCACCTGAAGCTGCGCCGCAACCCGTCCGACCGCATCCTCGGGCGCTTCGTCAACGGCGTCGAGCGGTGGTCGAACCAGACCGACACAGGCCAGAACCGGCTCACGCCGGGGCCGGATCGCTGGAGCCAGCGCAGCCGCACCTATGAGGGGATCGCTTGGGCCATCGCCGCCCAGTTGCCCCTCGTCGCTCACGACATCCTCAACCAGCGCGACACCATCGCAGCGTGATCCAGCTTGGGGCTCTCGGCACTCGCCGGGGGCTCCTGACGGGCTCACTATCGACCCGATAACGAGAGAGTTTATCCCATGACCAAGACCTTCAAGGTTGGTGACCGTGTCCGTACCACTGGTGCCTCGATCCACGGTGTTCCTGAGGGCACCCTTGGCACCATCATCGGTGTGGACCGGACTTCAGCGAGCTTCCCGATCACGGTCAATTTCGAGTGCAAGTCGGGTGGTGGCTGGCCGGTGAGCCCGTTCGAGATTGGTCGGGTTGGGGCCCTCGCCCCTCAGACCGCCAAGGTCCTCTCGATCCTCCGCGCCAAGGGCTCGCTGACCGCCGTCGAGGCTGCGGCAATCGCCAAGGTGCGCTCGCTCACCCGGCGCATCACCGACCTCCGCGAGGCTGGCTTCTCGGTCCTCTCCGAAACCCGCCGCGACACCGAGGGACAGCGGTATGTCCGCTACTACCTTAACGAGAACGCCAAGGCAGCCTAGTTGGGCCGCTTGTGTCGGGGGAGGGCCATGCGCCCTCTCCTGCACCTGGATCAACCTTTGCCCTTGAAGGGAAGCGCGACATATGTGCTACGAGCAGGCGTTGTCCCTCGTTGGCGGTGAGCCGTCTTGGTCAATCAAGCTGTCCATCAGCACGATGGAAGAAGACTTTCGACTGCTCTCCCGCAAGGAGAAGCGGTTGCTGATAGCCTATAAGGCGGTGATGCGGTACCGCTCAAACTAGATTAGAAGGAACATCATCATTTTGGATAATATTTTGCCGGCCGGTTGGATAGAGAGTGCTAACCCGTTTAGCTGGAACGTCGAAGATTACCTGTCACCGCACCTTCCGACAGGCTTCAACACTGTCATTGGCCACATGGCCTCTACCAACCCGGAAGCCCTCATGTTGATGGGCGAGCCGGTGAAGTCCCTGTACGAGGACCAGCGAGAACTCGACGCCATCTGCGCCGTTCGCTTCATCCCGACAGGGTTTACGTTTGCACCCCGCGCATTGGCTGTTAACATGCCGTCGCTTGGGGTCTATCCCGATGCCCTCCTCGCCGCGTTTGCGGGAGCCTGAGGGAGCCTAGGAACCTAGCCCCCAACCAAGGGAATGTTCATGTCTACCACAACCACCAAGCGTGAGATTGCAACGACATTCCAGTGGATGGTTGCTGCCATCGAAGAGTTCAGGAAGCTGAACCCCGAGATGCAAGCCCAGACCCTGCTCACCTTCTGTGCCATCGCCTCGAAAGAGGGTGAGGTTGGCATGAAGGATATTGAACAGATGACGGGTATGTCATCCTCCTCGACGAGCCGGAACATCGCTGCACTCGGCCCCTATCACCGCAAGGGCAACCCAGGAATGGACCTCGTCGTGGCCTTCGAGAACCCCCAGGACCGTCGGGAGAAGCTGCTCAAGCTCACCCCGAAGGGTCGCCGGGTTGCCGAGAGCATCGTCCGGTACAACAGCAAGAGCACCACCATCAGAACCAACTAGGAGGAACCTATGACAGTCGTTCGCAGGGGAGGGGGCTTTCAGGCCTCCTTCATGGTCGGTGGCATCCGCTACCGTGCCCAATTCGAGGACCTCAAAGGGGCCGAAGCGTGGGAGGAGGACACCCGGATCGCAATCAAGCGGGGCAAGCCTCTGCCTCCAGCCTCGGGCACCGGGTCCTCGTCCATCGCCGCCAAGTTTGGCACCCTCGGATCGTGCTTCTCGTACACGGTCGAGCACGTCTGGGCTGGGCTCAAGTCGGAACGCGACCTAACCCGCAATGGTCGGTATGTGGTCGAGCACTTCGGCACCAACCTCCCGGTCAAGAGCATCGGTCGGTTCGAGATCGACAACTTCATCCTGTCCCTCAAGGACCAGCGCAACAGCGGAGCTACGATCAACCGCAAGCTCGCCGCCCTCTCGCGGATACTCCGTACGGCGGTCGAGCTAGGTGCGCTCAAGCACAAGCCCTCTCTGCCCCGCCAGCGTGAGGCTGAAGGCAGGGAGAGATACCTGGAGCGATCTGAGGTGGCCGCTATCGTCCAGACCCTCAGGACGTGGTCCAAGCCCGACCACGGGGACCTCGTCGAGTTCCTCGTCGCCACCGGGTGTCGGATCAACGAGGCACTCAGCCTCGCGTGGAAGGACGTGAAGCCCGGTTACGTCACGGTCATCGGCATGAAGTCGAAGACCTCGAAGACCCGGCACATACCGATCCCGCCCGACCTCTCGGAGAAGCTCTCGGCGCGTATGCCGGGGCGCTCCAAGGGGCCGTTCGACGACATCACCTACCAGTCGTTCCGACACTCGTTCGAGAAGGTCCTCGGGCATCTGCGCCTCGATGAGGATGACGTCGTGATCCACACCCTGAGGCACACCACCGCCTCATGGCTGGCCATCGCTGGCGTGGACATCTACCGTATAATGCAGTTCATGGGTCACTCAAACGTCTCGACGACCCAGCGGTACGCCAAGCTGTCCCCGAACAGCCTCGACGGGCTCTCGTCTGTCATCAGTGGGGTTGCTGCTTGACCCTGACAACGGACGCATCTATCCGTTGTGCCTTCGTCGCGACAAACCGCCGTGACACTGCCACCAAACCAGTGGCAACGTGGCAAACTGAGGTCCACTCCTCAGACTGAAATACCAATCCCTTCAATGGGTTGGCCTCGTGGCCGAATGGTTAGGCAAAGGACTGCAAAGCGGTTCCTGAGCCTCTCCACCCACGGCAACCATCTCTGGACCGCTACGGAAACCTCAAGTCTCCGGGCGGTCCTTTCTTTTCCAGCGACCCTTGCACTTGCGTCAATGATTTCGTGGCAAAAAGCCCGCGTGGTAAAAGCCCGTGGCAATTGGAGATACCGAATGAACAGCAACAGCCTTTCTTCGTTCGTCCGTGGTAGCGACACGATCCGCGTCGTCACCATCGACGGTGCCCCGTGGTTCGTTGGGGCTGACGTTTGTCGCGCCCTCGGCCTAAGCTACAATTTCTCGTCCCGGTCCTTCACCAACCACTATGTCCGCCTCGACGCCGACGAGCGCATGGCTACTAGTTTGAATGGTAGCAAAGGCCGTCACACGGTCATCAGCGAGAGCGGCCTGTACAAGCTGGTCCTCCGCTCGGACAAGCCGGGTGCCAAGGACTTCCAGAACTGGGTCACCCGCACGGTCCTGCCGACGCTCCGCAAGGACGGCATGTATGTGGTCGGTGAGGAGGACGCGACGACCGACGAGGGGCTCGACGCTCTGGTCACCCGCACGTTGTCCCTCATGGCGGCCAAGATGGCCCGTCTGAAGGTGGCCATCGACAACGTCACCCTCGACCAGTACCGCGCCGACCTGGGCGTCTACTGGCCCCAGTCGTTCGCCTCGCGTGTCGCCTCCTATGCCAGCCGCATGGCCCTCGCTCGGGGCACTCAGATCACCAAGGTTCCTCGCACCTTCATGAAGCCGACTGGTGAGCCGGGGATCACCGCGATCAACGTCTACCCTCGGGCGCTGCTCGACGAGGCCGTGAAGGCCCTTGGTGGCCCGCCCATGAGGGCACTCACCTCGCAGCGGTTCGCCGCCTGATCGTTGCACTAGGGTGGATTGCTGCAATTAAGTTGCAGTCCACCAGTCCCCCCGGTTCCTTATCCCAGTACATAGAGGTTACATGGACCTTCCCACGGATGACCCGCTTTTCCTGCGTCAGGTCGAGCTAGAGCTACACATGCAGGGGCGTGGTGCTGTCCGGTATCGGCAGTCCATAGAGAGGTCCCGTTCAGCCGGTCGTGAGAGCGACACTGAACCCGGCCTTCGCCTCCTCAAGCAGACCGTCGAGCCGGTGGCTGACGCCATCACCAAGTTCATTGAGGATAGTGCCTCGGGCAAGGTTGGTCGGCGCATGACCTCGGCCAAGCTGCTGGAGGGTCAGGACCCCAAGACCATCGCCTACCTGACCTGTCGAGCCTGCATCGACTGGCTCCAGAAGTCGCCCATGCTGTCCACCGCGAGCCTCGATCTGGCGGGGATCATTGAGCATGAGGCGCAGTTCAACGAGTTCGCTCAGAACCACCCCGGTCTGTTCAAGGTCCTGCTCACCCACCTCGACAACAAGCTGTCGTCCCAGGAGTACCGCCGCAAGGCCCTCCTGACGATGGTCTGCAAGTTCCAGAAACCCTGGACCCGGTGGACCATGACTGAGCGGATGCACATCGGGTCTAAGCTGATCGACATCTTCAACGAGGCGACCGGGTTCTTCGAAATCAAGATGATCAAGAAGTCCCGCGTCAAGGCAGACAAGCGCATCTTCCCGGCACCAGCGGTCCTCGAATGGATCGCCAACCGGGAGCTACGCGGGGAGCTTACCCTCCCGTTCCTGCTACCCATGATCTACCCGCCACGGCCTTGGGATCAGACCTGTCGTGGTGGTGGCTACTGGACCCCGGTCATCCCCTCTCTGCACCTCGTCAAGTCCGCCTCCAAGCGGCAGAAGGAGATGATGAGGGAGGCCGACCTGTCCCTCGTCCTGTCCGCCGTGAACGCCCTCCAAGCGACCCCGTGGGTCATCAATCGGAAGGTGTTTGAGGTGATGGCGCACTGCTGGGAGCGGTTCATCCCGGTGGGCGACCTCCCGATGAACGACGACGAGCCCCTCCCGGTGAAGCCGTTCGACATCGAGAGCAACGAGGAGGCCCGCAAGGTGTGGCGCAAGATCGCCGCTCCGGTCCACGCTGCCAACACCCGCGCTCGATCCACCCGCATCCAGATCACGCGGACACTCGAGACGGCCCGCATGTTCGTGGACGAGGCGGCGATCTACTTCCCCTACCAGTTGGACTTCCGGGGCAGGGCGTATGTCGTGGGTGTCGGCGGGGTCAACCCGCAGGGTGCCGACTATGGCAAGGCCCTCGTCACCTTCGCCAACGGCAAGCCGATCCTCACGGACACCGACCTCGACTGGCTCAAGATACACGGGGCCAACGTCTTCGGCTTCGACAAGGCCAGCCTTCAGGGTCGGGTTGACTGGGTCGCTGAACACCACGACCTCATCCTCCGTTCGGCGGCTGACCCCCTTGGTGACCGCTGGTGGGCCAAGGCCGACAAGCCGTGGTGCTTCCTCGCCTTCTGCTTTGAATACGCGGGGTTCGCTAATGAAGGTTGGGGCTTTATCTCTTCATTGCCCGTGGCCCTCGACGGCACATGCAACGGGCTCCAGCATTTCTCGGCCATGCTCCGCGACCCGGTGGGTGGCAGGGCGGTCAACCTCGTCCCCTCCAACGAACCTCAGGACATCTACGCGAGGGTCGCAGAGGTGGTCACTGAGCGCCTCGTCGAGCTTGCCGCAGAGCCGGTCAACGAGGAGACGTGGATCGCCCAAGGCTGGCTTGCCTTCGGGATCGACCGCAAGCTGACCAAGCGTCCGGTCATGGTGCTACCCTATGGGGGCACCCGGTTCTCCTGTCTCCAGTACGTTCGGGAGAGCTTCGACGACAAGGTCAAGGCGGGCACCGACAATCCCTTCGGGGACCAAGTGCCGAAGGCCGTGGGGTTCCTTACGAAGATCGTTTGGGACGCCATTGGCATGGTCGTGGTCGCCGCTCGCAAGGCCATGACGTGGCTCCAGTCGGTCGCCAGGATCGCCAACCAGCCGTTCACATGGACGACCCCCTCGGGGTTCCCCGTCGTGCAGGGCTATCGGCAGTTCAAGGATCGCCGGGTGAAGACGATCATGGGCGATGCGTTCGTGTTCCTGTCCTTCAAGGAGACGACCGACAAGCTCGACAGGGTGAAGCAGGCTCTCGCTGTGAGCCCCAACTTCGTTCACTCGATGGACGCCTCGGCCATGATGGAGACCGTGCGTCTCTGTCGGACCAACGATGTCCAGTCCTTCGCCATGATCCACGACAGCTATGGCACCGTGGCGGCAGACACCGAGACGATGGCGATGAGCCTTCGCATGGCGTTCGTCGATATGTACCGGACTGATGTGCTTCAGAAGTTCCTCGTCACGGTCGCCGCTGATCTGACCGACGAGGTCGCTGCCCAGCTACCACCAGTGCCACCCAAGGGGTCCCTCGACCTCGATCAGGTGCTGGCCTCGCCATTCTTCTTCTCCTGATCAATGCACTCCAGACAAAGGTTGCACTAATGCTCTCCGCGAAAATCACCATCCGCTACGGCGCTATCCACGACAGCCTGACTGTCAACGAGCCCAGCGGAACCACCCACCTCGACATGTCGAAGATGACCCGCACTGAGCGGAACGCCGTGAGGCGTCTCGTCGTCGGCGTGTTCAAGAAGGAGCAGACCCTTGCCGCGTAAGCGCATCGACCGTGACCTGATGCACATGGCGTCCCCTCGTGATGTGGCAGTTGCCACCATGACGACCATCGACGCCCTTCAGGATTTCCAGCCACACGTCCAGGTCCTCGGCGCAGCCGCCGTCTTCCTCAACCTCGCGACCCACTTCCGTGTGCCCGCGCAGGACGTGTTCACCGCCGTCGCGAACCTCATGAACGACCGTCAGGGCATGGCCCGACCTGAGTTCGCTGGCGTCCGCCAGTACATGGAGAACGAACTCGCATGAACAGCCGCCCTATCACTGAACAGGCACTCATCGCGCTCGGTCTCCTCCACCTTGAGGCTGACCAGCAGCTACCAGTCGATCTGGTCGTTGCACTCTCGGACATCGGGGTCTCGGAAGAGTACCTCGACGACCTCCACAACTTCGTCTAATTCATTCCACCAAGGATAACCATTGCATGGCAGCAGCCACTAATCGACCCAAGCGTCCCCTGTTCACGTCCCCTCGCGGCGTCCTCAAGTTCCCAAACATCGTCAACCCCGATTACGGGAACGAGAAGTTCCCCAAGCCGGGCGGTGAGTACCGGGTCAAGGTCATCTTCGACGGCAACGACGTCGACGTTCAGGCCATGATCGCGAAGCTCCGGCCGCTGCACGATGCAGCCGTGGCCAAGGGTCGGGAGGAGTTCGCCCAGCTAGAGGTGGGCACCCGCAAGAAGCTGAAGGACATCTCGATCCAGCCGCTGTACTCGGAAATCTATGACAAGACGACCGAGGAGCCGACCGGCAAGATCGAGTTCAACTTCAAGAAGAAGTACTCGGGCGAGCGCAAGAACAAGGTCACCGGCAAGAAGGAACCTTGGATCGCCAAGCCCCCGGCTATCTTCGACGCTAAGGGCAACCCGATCACCTCCAAGACCATCAAGATTTGGGGTGGCACCGTCGCCAAGATCAACTTCGATGTCGGTGATTACTTCATTCCTGGTACGGGTCTGACCGGCCTCAAGCTGGGCCTCGAAGGGGCTCAGATCATCAAGCTCGTCTCCGAGGGCATCGCTACCGCCGAGGGCATGGGCTTCGAGGTCGAGAGCGACGGCTTCGAGTACGTCGAACCGGACACCAACGACACCCCGCCGAACGATGGCGAGGTTGCCGCCAAACCGACGCTTGACGACGACTGGTAGCGATGAAGTCGGCCTGACCCACGGGTTCAGGAGTGGGCTTGAGGTGGCAGTGGCCTCGCAGATCGAGAGGGCTAACCTCCCGGTCTGCTACGAGGGACACAGGCTGTCGTACCTCAAGCCCTCCCGCCCGTCCAAGTATACGCCAGACTTCATCCTCCCCAACGGGATTGTCATCGAGACCAAGGGTCGCTTCCTCACCGTAGACCGGCAGAAGCACCGCTTGATCCAAGAGCAACACCCGAACCTTGATCTGCGCTTCGTCTTCTCCAACCCGAAGACGCGCATCTCGAAGACCTCCTCAACTACATACGCCATGTGGTGTGACAGATACAACTTCCAATGGGCCAAGCTCTGGATACCTGTGGACTGGTTGAGGGAGCCCCAAGACCTCGACCGCATCACCGCTACACAGCGCATCCTCCAATGGATGCCACCCACCCCGTAAGTCATTCGCCCTCTGGGCAATCCGACAACTGGAGACTGACTAATGTCCTCTCTTCGTGAACCTGAGGGTCGCGTCAACAAGCGCCCCATGATCGACCTCATTCTGGATCACCTCACCGACCTCGGCTCAATCACCAACCTGGAGTCTCAGGCCCGCTATCGCTGCCGTGCCCTACCCACCCGCATCTTCGAACTGAAGGCTCTCGGCTATGACATCGAGAGCGTGATGAGGCAGGACGACGCCGGTCAGCGGTACGTCCGGTACTTCCTCCGGGGCACCAGCATCCGCTTGGCGGCATAGAACATGACCAACTTCCAGAAGGTCGCCGCCTTCCACAACGCCTTCGGTCTCCCGCTCGGCCTGTCGTTCAGCCCCAATACTCTGGCCGACTTCGAGCTTCGGGAGACCCTGCTCGCGGAGGAGACTGACGAACTCTTTGAGGCCACGAGCCTGATCGTCTCGCATCTCGCACTCGGTCAGCAGCCCGCGCAGTCCCTCAAGGAGGACTTCGTCAAGGAACTCGTTGACGTTCTCTATGTCGTCTACGGGACCGCCGCGTCGTTCGGCATCGACATCGACACAGCTTTCGACCGCGTCCACGCCAGCAACATGTCGAAGCTGGTGGACGGTAAGCCCCTCAAACGCGCTGACGGAAAGGTCCTCAAGGGGCCGAACTACGCAGCCCCCAACCTCATGGACCTAGTTACATAGATTGACCACAGCCCCGTCCTTCCGGGCGCAGCTAACGACCCGGAGAACCTACAACCGGCCCCTCAATGATGAGGGCACCGTGTTCGAGACTTGGGAGCAGACTGTTGACCGAGTGATCGGCCACCAGCGTTGGCTTTGGGAGCGGGCGCTCGTCGCCCCTCTCGATCCCTCTCAGGTCACAGAGCTTGAGCAGCTTCGAGCCCTCCTCCTCGACCGCAAGGTTTCCGTCTCGGGCCGCACACTGTGGCTCGGCGGGACCGACGTGGCGAAGAGGCGGGAAGCCTCGCAGTTCAACTGCTCCTTCACCAAGGTCGAGGACGTCTATGATGTCGTCGATAGCTTCTGGCTCCTCCTACAGGGCTGCGGCGTGGGCTTCGAGCCCGTGTCTGGCACCCTCAACGGCTTCGTCCGCCCGGTCACCGTCGAGGTCATTCGATCCAAGCTCACGGTCGAGGACTGGGACAACGGCATCCGTGGCGTCGAGGACAACATCGAGAGCTACACACAGGACACCAAGGGCAACCTGATCTGGACCCTTACGGTCGGTGACAGTGCCGCGTCCTGGGCCAAGGCAGCGGGAAAGCTGCTCGTGATGAAGCGCCGTGCCAAGATCGTTCGCCTCGACTTCTCACAGGTCAGGGCAGGGGGCACCCGCCTCAAGGGCTACGGCTGGATCAGCAGTGGCGACGAGACGGTCAGCAAGGCCTTCGCCGCGATAGCTGCAATCCTCAACGCTCGGGCCGGTCAGCTTCTCACGAAGATCGACATCCTCGACGTGATGAACTGGCTCGGCACCACTCTCTCGAGCCGACGCTCGGCAGAGATTGCCGTGATGCCTTGGCATGACCCGGAGGCCGAGGCCTTCGCCGTCGCCAAGAAGGACCATTACACCAACGGTCAGCCGCAGCGGTCGATGTCCAACAACTCGGTCGTCTTCTACCAGCGGCCTACCAAGCTCGAATTGCGTGGCATGTTCTACCTCATGGAACAGGCTGGCGGATCGGAGCCCGGCTTCCTCAACGGGGCCGAAGCTCTGCGCCGTGCGCCGTGGTTCAAGGGGGTCAACCCCTGTGCTGAAATCCTCCTCGGCAACA